TAGGATAAATCTAAATATTCTGATGATGGAGAAACGGAAATTGGATCATATAATTTAATAATTTTACTTACGGTTTCCAAGTTAGTTTGTTCAAATCCACCACAAATGTTGTAAATCTCATTTCTAACATTATTGTTAACTATTGTAATAATTGCTTCCGCAGTATCATCAGCATGTAACCAATTTCTTACAGGAGTTCCATTATTATGTAGTGGGATTTTTCTTTCTAATTTTAAAAATTTGATTGATTTAGGTATTAATTTTTCTACATACTGACCTAATCCATAATTGTTTGTAGGTCTAACTATAACATATGGGATATCATAAGTTCTAGCCCAAGCCTGAATCAACATATCAGCTGCTGCTTTAGTAGCTGAGTATGGGTTTGATGGTTTGAGTATATCAGTTTCAATATGTTCCCCCTGAACAATATCACCATAAACTTCATCAGTACTGAAATGGAGAAGTGTAGGTATTGTTGAGTTTTCTTGTCTATAATTTTTAAGTAATTCTAATAAGTGATGTACTCCATTTATATTTGAATGAATAAAATCATCACTTTTTACAATAGAATTTCCAACATGAGTTTCAGCTGCTGTGTTAATTATATAGTCACAATCATATAAAAACTCAATATCATTGATATCTTTCTCTTCAAATTCAAAATTTTCATAGGTGTTAAAAATCTCTAATAGTTTTTTATTGGAAGCATATGTGCATTTATCAATCCCTCTAACATACCAACCTTTTTTGAGACATTTTTGGGTTACATATTGTCCTATAAATCCTAAACAACCTGTTATATAAACTACTTTTTTCATTTGTTAAAATATTCTTTTATTTTGTTGCATACATAATCAACATCTTCAAGAGTTATACCATGATGGGCTCCTAGTAAAAAACCATTTTTCATAATATCATCAGAATTTTTAAATTCTTGAAGATATTCTCTATAAATTGGATGGCGAGTTACATTACCCGCAAACGTTACTCTAGTTTGGATATTATTATCCTCTAAAAATGTTAATAAACCTAATCTATCCTCTGCTTGTAAAGGAATAGCTAACCAATTTGGTTTAATACTATCATCAGGTAACGTAATTTCTTTTACTTCTTTAAGATTTTCAAGGTATCTTTCAAAATTAGCTCTTCTAGTACCTTCAAATTTCTTAAACCGTTCTAGCTGCACTAACCCAAACGCAGCATTCATTTCAGATGATTTAAAATTGTATCCTAAAACACCATATAAAAATTTATGATCATAAGGAATACCATCTACTTTATGGTTAAACCTATCATCCATAATTTCACTATCATCTCCCATACGACCCCAATCTCTATATTGCAATGCTTTATTATGAAATTTATCGTTATTAAACATTACCATTCCACCTGCTCCACCTGCCGTGATTACATGAGAAGCATAAAAACTAGTCGTTGATATATCGCTATCTTCCGTATGTGTTATAGTGTCGGCTGAATCCTCAATTAATATAATATCTTCTCTGTTGATTCTTTTTAATTCTGATCTTAATAACTTCCAATCTGGTTTATTGCCTATTAAATTAGGCACCATAATAGCTTTAATATCATTAAACATTTCTTCTTCAGGTGATGTCAAAATATCAATTATACTTTTAACTGAAGGAACATATGTAGTTAATTCAACATCCACAAAAATGGGTTTTAGACCCAACTGAATAATAGGGGCTATAGTTGTTGAAAAGGTGCAAGCTGGGGTAATAACTTTACTTCCCTTAGGGAGATCAATACTTGCTAGAGCTAATAAACAAGCAGAAGAACCTGAGTTAACGAATATTCCTAGTTTTTTACCAAATATTTTAGAAATTCTTTCTTCAAATTCTTTAGAGCGAGGTCCAAATCCTGCTAACCAACCATCTCTTAAACAAGCTTCTACGGCTTTTATTTCCTCTTCCCCATAAGCTTCAAATTTGTTGGGGGCATACCATACTTTTTTCATATTGTAAATCTAATTAAAAAATTCGTAACATCCACATTCTTCTTTAAAGAATTGAAGAGTTTCTTGATTAAACCAATTTGTTTTAAAATCATTTATAAGTTCTTTAAACTTTTCATCTGGTCTTCCTCCTAACCCCTCAACGAAATGAAAACATTTAATCTGTTTATTATCTTGAGTATATAATTTATTATCTTTAACATACCACTTCATTATAGGACTTGGTTGACCATCTAAAGGACCATGTTTTGCTAATTTCCCTTTAACAATCATATCAGTACCAAAAACTCCTTTAGAACGAGCATTATACACAACTTTACTTAAAGGGTAAGGGGCATCTACAATTTTTACTTCATAGGATTTATCTGCAAATGCTAATTCATTTAAACCTCCTTGAATAGAAAAATGACTATAATGTTCAATACTTAAATCAATTACTTTCTTTAATGCATCTGAATTATTAAAACACGTTACATCAGCATTAATATTCATTTGGTCTACAATTACTCCCCCATCTGGTAAATTAATTGTTGTTGTTGGGGTAACCCAATGTTCTGAATTGTCTTGATTAGGGTAATTTAAAGTTGCGAGCACCGGAGTAGAATTATCATCTAAAAATTCATCTAACCTGTTACAAACAATAACATCGGTTCCTAATACAATTATCTTTTCATACTTATACTTTTCCATAATTTCATAGGCATATATAAATTGCATAAGAAAAGTTTCAGGAGCAAATTCATAATGTTCTAGAGAATTATTAAATTCTTCTTGATTAGTATAATCTATTTGATAGTAATCACATTCTTCTCCATTAAATTTTAAAAAACTATTTTTTACATTTTTGGCTAACTCATCATAACGATTATCAGTGTAATAAACTACACATGCTGTTTTATTTTTCATATTATATGCTATTATCTATTAAACTTGTATCCTTAGGTAATGTTTTCTTTTGTTCTTCAGACATTAATATTGGTTCAGCTTTAATACCTTTTTTAAGGTATAAATCATATAATGACATTCTTTCAGAAGCTATATGTGTAATATTATCATAATTAAAAAATATATTTTTTATTATTTTTGCAGATATCTCATCTATAAAATACCTAGAACAGTATTGATCTGTAAAAACTTTAGGATACATTTTTCTAATAAAAGGAGCCCTAATTATTTTATAATCAGGAAGAGTAGAAACTAAATATTCGGAAGATGCCTTTGTTTTACCATAAACATTAAGAGGATCAAGACGGTCTGTCGTTGTATAGTTTCCTTTTTCCCCACTGAAAACGTATTCAGAAGATATATACACAAATGTACAATCAATGTCTAAACATAGTTTTACTAAGTTAGCCGTACCAATGACATTAACATCAATAGCTTTTTTAATATCATTTTCACACCCAAAAGTATCTACAAAAGCAGCTAAATGGATTATAATATTAGGAGAATATTTTTTGATAATGGATTCTAAATTTTTAAAATCTAAGATATTACAGTCTTTACTTGAAGGAGATAATACGTCATAAGATTCCAATCCTGTCTTTAATTGTTTAATTAAAACTTTACCTAAAGCACCACTACCCCCCGTTATAAAAACCTTGGTCATATTTTATTAAGATTAATAACTTCTTTTAGTAATTCACCTAACCTTTGATATATATTAGCATAATGTTGGGCTAACTCAAAATTATGATCCATAGCACTTACTCTATTATGGTAATCTTCAGGGGTTAATTTATTTACCTCTTTAATTATTTCATCTTCATTTTCACAATAAATAAACCCATTAGGATCATATCCTAATTCTTCTAAATTGGAACAACCCCAATAAATTGGAATTGTTTTAGATAAAAAGGCATCAATAATTTTTTCAGTATGGTATCCTTTGTTTGAAGAATTTTCAATACAAATAGAAAACATACTTCTCCACAATCTTTGTTTTTCAAATCCTGGGGGTTTATTGTCTTGTTTAACTATTGTGTGGTGACCCTCATTAAAGTCATAATCCGGGAGAGTATAATACCATTGTTTTGGGATTGTTATTTCATTTTCTCTTTCATGTAGTCTATGTCTCAAATAGTGACCTTCGATTCTTTTTTTACCCCCACATAAAAATGAAACTTCAAATGTTTTCTCTTGATTAATTAATGTATCAATTGAAGGTTTATCTAGCCAACTAATCCCAAAAGGAAAGAATGACGAATTAGGACAGTTAGCTAATATTTCCTCACCCCAACTAAAAACAGCACTGAATAAATTGTGGTTGTTTTTAACCCAATCATGGATCCCAAATAGTTGATTTGGTTCAAGAGCTATCATGAAGTTATAAGGATTCAGATTTAACTGTTCTTGGGATTGTGGGGGGTGGTCTATGAATAAAGTAATAGGTTTATCATAAATCTCAGGAAAAGATTTTAAATAATTTTCAAAATCTTCACCATCCATAAAATTGCAAAATATTTTAAGCATCTATAGTATAGTTAAAGTTAGACAAATATTGGCCTAGAATTTTTGATACTACACTATCATCAATTTGGAATGAATCCGAGGTATAAACCATTTCCATAATAGATTTTAGTCTGTATTGTATCATTTCTTCTTCATTTATATCGGTATGTGAATCTACAACAGAAATTCGGGATTTCCAAACTAAAGGGAAATCTTCTAAAGTGAATTTATAATCAGTACCTGAGGTATTATGGGCATAGTAATAATCATTTTTAGGGTTTATATTTACCCAACCCTCTTTGTAGTCATCGTAACCATACCTAATTTTAATATTATTTTCAAAAAAACCAGGAGGGATATCAATAGCGGGGCATTGGTTATTGGTAATGATAGGTTGAACGTGTTGATAACCATCAAAATGTCTACAAATCTCTTTTAAAGGTATAATCATTTTATGATGGGATATTTTTTTATATTCAGATAGATTTCTACCAAAATAGTCAGGACGTGGGAATGTAACATCACCAAGTTCTCCATCACACCACCAATTATAATATAAATCTTTAGTTATAATTTGAATGCTATCAAGATTTTCATTTACAACTGAAAGGTAGGTATCTTCTTCTTTATAGGTGGAGAAGTTCATGGGGGCAGTTCTAATATTTTCTGGGTAGTGGGAAAATTGTAAAGAACATAATTTTTCTCCCCTCATTTTTTCTACTAAGTCTTCTAAGTATTTAGTACTAGAATCCAAAAATATATGATCATGGTTACAATAAAACCAAATTAATCCATCATCCAGAAGTTCATAATCTTTCTTCCACTCACTTTGGAGATAATTTCTTTCCCAATTTAATATTAAATCAAAGTTTTGAAATTCATCTTTAATAAAATCTTCCAACTCTTGTTGGCGAGGCTTGTAAATAGGGTCTAATTCTATTTTTAATATAACTTTTTTCCATGGATAAGCAACTGCTAAACTTGCTAGTGAATATTTAAAGATATCAAAGTTAGAAAAAGTTTTTAAATTTTCTCTAAATACAAACCCCTTACCTCCTGGAGGTATTGCTTCTGTTATAAATGTATTACAAAATAAAATCATATTTCAATATCTTTAATTCCTTTATTTCTTGTTAGGCAAATGTGGTCAGCTGATATGGTTCCATTTGGTTTATTATCATTTATAAGAACTCTCTTACCACCACCAATACCCATAATTAATTGATCGTGTATAATACCTGCTTTACTTAATTGTAATTCAGTAACCGAACGCAAACTTTCTTTTCTACCTGTTGTTAATATTATATTGTAACCCATCTTATCCCACTCTAATAGCTTTTCTAGGGTACCATCAAGTAATTCTAAAGTATGTGTTGGCAGTTGTGAATCTGTTGGTTTACTATGCTTTACTAAAGTTCCATCAATATCACAAAATATAGTTATAGCTCTATTATCGGTCATATAAATCTGATTTTTGGGTTTATATTATCTAATATGTCTTGTTTAATTTCATCATTATACACCCCAGCTCTCAAAATAACTAATGCCTCATCTACATCTCTTAAGATTTTTGGAGAGTGTGATATTAGGTTAGTTCCATATAATCTTTGATTTTCCTTTTTAAAATCATTATCTAATATACACACCAAATCTTGTTCATCCAATCCAAAAGCTAACAAGTATTGAGAAAATATGTGAGCTCCAAATAGGTACACAGGTTGTGATTGGTTCCTAATAGTATTATTTATTTGTTTTACATCACTCTGATAAAAATCTATATACTCCTCAAATACTTTTTTATTTGTCTCGTACAAACTATCATCTAAGGTAGGAATCTCTATTGGTAGAGATGTTTTTTTAGCACTATAAAATAGGCTATGAGCTTTCCCGTTCATTTGGTGGGAGTGTTTTTCTATCACTTCAAATCCATACTTTTTTAGAAAATACTCTACATAATCAGCAGTAAAATATATAGTGTGTTCAAAATTTATGCTGTTACTCCATTTGTTTTTTAGCATAGGTTCTAGGTTAGGAATAGACAGTATTAAAGTGTCTCCCTCTCTCATAAACAAAGACTTGTTACTCATAAATTCATCCGGATTATACACATGCTCCAATACATGAGAATGTATAACAGTATCGAAGATTTCATTTGATGTAAACGTATCATCAAAAAATCCTTTTACTACTTTTACAGGTAGTGTTTTTGGTACTGAAGGGTTTGGTTCTATGATTGTCCATTTTAAGTTAGGATTAACATCTAAGCAATTTTTTGCTAATTCACCATGAAGTCCTCCTATTTCTAAGACATTATTGGGTGCATATTTAATAACAAATTCAGAAAAGGCTTTATGGTGTTGTTTCCAAGTATCTCCTACAGTTCCAGAGCCATGAGACATCGCATAAACTACATCTAAAGGTAATACAGGATTTAGTTGAATCGCACCTGAAGAAGTGCTAATTTTCCAACTCATATCAGACTTTATGTCTTGATTGGCTTCACTATCTACACATCCCATAAATACAGGGAAGTCCTTAATGGTGTAGAGATCTTCTAAATCATTTTTCCCTAAAACAACATCTTTATCTCTACTTATACAGTTCATATAATTTATTTTTAATATTAGTTTTAATTTGTTTATCAATGCCTAAATATTTGTTTCTTATTGATTTAAAATCGGGATGGGATAAAACATAATGGCCACAAATTTCAATTAATTCCCTTCGATATAGTTTAGGATCAAAACCCTCATCAACCCATTTTTCCCATCTTTTAGAATTATAACACATTTCCCAAAATTTATCAATAGAACCAAAATCCCAATTTTTTTCCATCTTTTTTATATAGGTTTGGGTTTCAATCAAACCAAATTCAGGAGCAATATTTATAGAATCTAAACCTAAAGACATTTTTTCTTTTATTAAATCTGAGGGTATATAGTCTCCATTATGTTCTTTAGATAATAAACCCCATGACTTAGCTACTTCAACCATAGATAAAAGTCGGTCTTTGTTATATTCCCCGGTATTAGTGTTTTCTTGTAATGAGGTACCAGATTGGATAACTAAATATTTTATTTGATTAAAAACTTTTTCATCTAGCTTAACATGAAGGTCATTTACTAACATTTCTAATTCTTCAGGTTCAAATCTTCTTATAGCTTCTTCTGTTCCAATTTCATACTGAATATCAGGATTTAAATTATAACAAAATTCTATCATATTAATAGTCCATTCTAATCCCTCTTCATATTTAGGATATTTCTTCCAGGGATCAATATGAATGTAATCTAAATACTTGCAATCTTCAGCCAATGAATCAAACCCATCATCATCAGTATAACCTTGACCAGGGCCTGCATGATCTCTTTTTAAGGGTAAATTTTTAGAATACTTACTGAATTCTTCAGTAGTCCAATTATTAACATAACCACCATCCCATTCAACTTGTCTTCTTGAAGGAATTAATCCTATTTTGTTTTCTGTTTCATTACAAAATTCTTGGATTGCGTCTACTATGTTTTTAGACATAGGACCTATAAAATATTTAGGATATTTCATTGTTTAAATTTTTATGTAAGTTATACTTTCCAAAGTTAAATAAAAACTTGTTAAAAGGATATTCATGTAATGGAGCCATATTTAACCATATAATAGAAGATAATAATTCAACTTTATTTAAATCATATCCTTTATCCTTTATAAATTTATGTAGAATTTTTTTACACTCAATAAGAGTACTATTACATAATATATAACAGTTATCTGGGGTTGATGAAAATAAACTTTGTTCTATTATACCATGGTTAACTGTTAAATTATGATTAAGTTTTGCTAAATCATAATAAAGATCACCAACCTCTAAATCACCCCCAAAATCTTGTCTCCAATCAATTAATGTAAAACCTTCTTGGGTTTCAATTATATTATCTAAAATAAAATCACCATGGAATTGTGAAGGAATCCCATCACATAACCTATCAAAATCTATTTGATCAAACAAATCATTAATAGGTAAAATATTTTCTCCATTTATAGTTTGAGGATCTATATTATTTTCTAAATATTTGTTGATTCGTTTTTTAGACTTATCAATATAAAACTTTTTACATTTATTTTTAAAACTTAAGGTATCTTCTAAACAGCTTACCCATAATAAATCATCAGCCCAATAAAGAAAATCTAAAAAATTATTGGGTTTAACAGATTTTGAAAATAACTTACCTTCAGCCTTTTCATATTTATAAAAATTTTCAGTTGAACTAATAACTTTAGGTACTAAGGGGTATAATTTTTTAGCTCTTTTAACCCTATTATTACTAATTGTAGCATCATAAAAAAACTTTATTATAAAGTCCTTAAAGAAGAAAATAGATTCATTTTGTTTATCTAAAACTTCAATATTCCCCTGAAAAAATTTTCTAGTAAGTGCTAATTCAGTTGTATTTCCTACATCGTACCAATTATTTTCTTTAATAGATAATGCTTTAAAATTAACCTGGGATGTCATTTTATTTATAGCATGAACATCTGAAGCATTTTCTTGTTGGGTTAAAATTTGGTTTTCTAACTGTGTGAAAAATAATTCATAATCTTTAATCCCAGCTACTCCTATATAAGAAAGATCATAATTTAATTCTCCTTGTTCATTAATTTTGACTAATTCATTAGAAAGAAGATTTAAAGTTCTGTATTGAGCTGGGTCTTTTTTATGTGCTCCTAAAACATAATTAAATGTTGGTTCTGTTACATTATAATCATTTACAATTGTGTCTGAAGCATGAAATATAAATGGTGAAGTTATTATAGATTTTGCCTGGAGTAATGAATATCCTAAACTTGAGCCTTTTCCTTGAAATTTATCTACATCAATAAAGTGAAAATTATGATCCGGGTATGTTAGTTTAAGGAATTGTTTAACGTGAGAACCATAATGGCCTAAGGTAATAATAAAATTTGTTGATGTTGGGTATGATTCTATTATATAAGAAATAGCTGGTTTGTTTCCTATTCTCACTAAACATTTATTAGTGTAAGTAGTTAAATCTCCTAATCTGCTTCCTATACCACTTGTTGTGATTAAAACTTTATACTCTCCCATAACTATCTTCTAACCTTACTATATCATCTTCTCCGAAGTATGTACCTAGTTGAACTTCAATAAATACTAAATTAGTATCACTTGTATTTTTTATTTGATGCTTTGCCTCAATTGGGATTTGTAGTACATCACCGGCAACTACATTATGTAGCTTATCATTAAGTTTTAATTCACCACTACCCTCTACTATAACCCAAACTTCTGATCTTTTAAAATGATATTGATAACTTGGTGATTCTCCGGGTTTGATAATAATTCGTTTAACCTTACATTTATCATCATCTAAGAGGTTTTCAAAATTACCCCAAGGCCTATCTTCTTTATAATTATCCATTTACTTGATTATTTATCCATTTAAATGTTAATTCCATCCCTTCATAAAGTGGTTGTGATGGTCCCCACCCCATTTTTTCTTTGTAGAGTTTATTATCGGAGTTGCGTCCTCTAACTCCCATAGGGCAAGGAAAACCATACTTGTCTATAAAATCTTGACCATCTATATTATTAATTTTAATATCTTTTTCAGATATATCAATTGCCATCTGAGCTAATTGGTTAATGGTAACCATTTCTTCGGAGCCAATGTTTACAGGTCCCATAAATTCTTCTTGTCTCATAAAACGAAGTACTGATTCTAGACAATCATCAATATAAAGGAAGGAACGTGTTTGTAAACCATCTCCCCAAACTTCCATATCACCTTTTGATTCGGATGCTTTTCTGCACATAGCAGCGGGTGCTTTTTCCTTACCATCTTTCCAAGTTCCCATTGGACCAAAAATATTATGGAAACGAGCTACACGTACATCAAGTCCATAATTTCGATTAAATGCTAAAAATAAACGCTCACTAAACAATTTTTCCCACCCATATTCTGAATCGGGTTTTGCAGGGTAAGCACTTGATTCTTCACAATTAGGATTATCGGGATCTAATTGATTATGTTCTGGGTACATACAGGCTGAAGAGCTATAAAATACTCGTTTAACTGATTTTTTAGCTGCTTCAAAAACAACATTTAAATTTATTAAGGCTGAGTTGTGCATTACATTAGCATCATTATCACCTGTAAAAATATAACCAGCACCTCCCATATCAGCTGCTAATTGGTAGACTTCATCAAATGCCTTTTCCTTATCATCTTCAGAGCTTTGAATAGGAGAAAACATTACTAGGGATACAATTTTAGGATCTCTTAAATCACCTGAGATGTATTCGTGGCAAATTTCATCATGATCCCAAAATTCATGTTCTTCTTTAATATCTACTACACGAACCCAAAAACCCTCATTTTTAAGCCGTTTTGCAAGGTGACCACCAATAAAACCACCCCCACCTAATACTAATGCTGTTTTTTTTATATCTGTTGTTTTCATATTGTGTTATATAACTGATTTTGTTTTTCTTGTTTTTCTATGGTTTTTTCATGGATTAATGCAAATAAAGGATCAGCAGGCAATTCAGACACTGTTTTATAACCTGTAATAATTTCATGTACAGGTCTTTCCCATCTTATTTCTTCTTTATTTTTAAGAATTCGATCTTGATAATCAGGCCAATTTACCCAACCATTTTCATTTACATTCCATCTCCATTGTTGTATATGCTGTTGAGTAATCCCTTCAACAGTGTTTACTCTAGGAACTCTAAACATTTCTACATTACTATTAGTTTCTAGAATACCCGGTAATTGGTTTATAAATTCTTCAGTTAGCATTTCATCTGCATCTATCTGGAAAATATAATCTCCATTACATTCCTTTTTTAAACTATTTTTTAACTCAGAAAAGTTTTTATTAAATGTAATAGCATAGAAATTAATTGGATTGGAATTATAAAATTCCTCTAAAAAATTTCTCAATTCTTCGGGACCATTATTATCCCAAAATACAACTATTTCGTCTTGTTCTCTAGAATGTTTTACTAAAAAATTAAGTAAACGTTTAGTTTCTTCTACTTCGTTATAGCAAGTAATTGCGTAACTAATTCTCATTGTAATGTTTTTCTAAAAATTCTAAAACTTGATCTTTAGCATCATGTTGGTTTGTTGTGTTTTCAACAATTTCTACAACTTGATGGGCTATTTCTCTTAAAACCAAATCCATTATTCTTCAATTTCTTGTTTATCAAATATACCAATAAAATCTAAGGCATCCACGAAATCTTTTTCATCATAGTGGGTAATTGTCGACATATCCATCCGCCATTCATAAAACTCTCCTTTTTTATTAGGAATAGGATATTTTTCTTTTTCCTCTTCTTTTACAGGTACTGCTTTTACTGATGACCATCTCCAATCACTTGCTTTAGTTCCATTTGCAAACACCATTCCTTTAGAGGGTAAATTAATAACAGTAGGCATCCAAACTTTCCCTTCATCATCTTCCCCCATTAGTTCTTTATATAAATCAGGGAGTGTTTCCATTTGTTGTTCGAAAAATTCTTCTCCTTTTTTCATTAAAGTGTTAGTTTGAAAACCACACCCATAACACATATAGTTAGTAATAGATTCATTTACTTCTTGGACATAGCAAGCATCCCCTTCGCATCTCTCACATTTAATCAAATTGTCGTAACTCATAATTAAAATTATTTTGCAACCGCCACTTTTTTCTTAGGCAATTCTATTTTTTTAAGTTTTGGTAATTGTAATTTTACTTGTTTAGGGAATTCAGGAATATTTTTATCAAGATATTCATTTAATTTTTCATCCATTTTACCCCAACTAAAATTAGTTTTAGAAAAATGAGCTTGTCGTTTACCTAACTCAGCATATTTTTTATAATTTTTAAACATATCTTTTAAATAATGTCCAATTTCTCCTGAGTTTGGAGTAAACCATTGAGATTCTTTTAAAATCATATCTTTAACTACAGCTGAATCATCTACATTTTTTAATTCTCCATTGATTAAAGAAGTAAATTCTGAGTTGAGGAAATCAACATGCCCACTCCAATTTGTAGCTAATATAGGTTTTTTAGTTAAACTAAATTCAAGTAAAGGACGACCGAAACCTTCACCTTTAGTTAAACTTACCATAGCTTTTACTTTAGGATGGTTATAAATTTCATTCATCTCCACATCACTAAATTCACCATGGAGTAGATAAACATTAGGTAATCTTTGATCACCCATTGTAGCCTTGATTTGGTTAATCTTATCTATAATTTGATCTCTACCTATATATGAAGCTCCGGTAACTGCTGTTTTAAGAATTAATGCAGGAGCATTTTGTTTATTTTTAAATAACTCAAAAAATGCTTTAACTAATAATCCTACATTTTTTCTATCTTCTCCTAAATTACCCTGCATCCAATGTCCTACAAACAAATAGGCAAAAGATTCTTTCATTTGGGGTAAATCAAAATTAGATTTAACAGGTTTGTAAACATCTAAATTAGCTCCTTCAAATAATACTTCAATAGGTTTTTGAATTTTAATCTCACCAACAGGTTGATTTTGTTCGTTATTTTTAGTATAAATTGAATTTAGGAAGGTTTGTTTAGAATGTTCTGAGGATACGAAATTAATATCCATTCTATTCATTCCCTCAACCCAACCATGGTGAACAATTGTAGTTTCCATCCCTGCAGTCATACCAATATTATACTTTCCTACAGGATTAAACTCACTTGGTACAGTAACCTGTAGCCAAATGTCAGGTTTTTGGTTTAGTTGAGGTTGGTCATAGATGTGTTTAACTAAAAATCCCCATTCTTCTTCATGGTCATTTATAAACCCATGAGGTGTATTACCCCATCGTTGGGGTAAAAGTTTAACGTCGTATTTTTCGGATTTTATGATAGATTTAATAACATCTCGAGAACGAGCTCCATAACCACTGTATGTATCAAATGGAGCTGATATAAAAAAGGTTGATTTTTCCATATAACTGTTTTTTAATAAATTAATTCGTGCATTAGTTTTTCTTCGGGAAGTTCTGTTACATTAATAAATTCATATTTTTCTCTTGGTTTCCAAGTTTCAAATAATGTATTAACATGAGTAATAACTCTATTTCCCATTTCTTTTCCTGTGAATCCTGCTTCATCACCTGTAACCCATTCATATCCTGCTTTACCACATTCTTTCCTTTCTTCTGGACTCATGTTATAAAGTTTCATGATTTGTTCAGCTGCATCTTCAGGTCTACATCTATCATCCCAAATGTAAGGGGTTGGAGGGGAACCTTGTAAAGAACGATTAGTAGGATATACCGGGAAAGCCCATTTACCATGTTTTTTATACTTTCCTGTATGGTTAGATGGAACTTCTTTTGAGGGGATAAACCATTTCCCATCTTCATCTTCAAATCTCATTTGATCTTGCATTCCTCCTGTAACATTAGCTATAATAGGAGTTCCCGTTATTAAAGCTTCAGTAAGTGAAAGTCCCCACCCTTCATTAGAAGTTAATAAAATTTGACCATCAGCTAAATTATACATTTTATTTAACTCTTGAGGTGTTATTTTACTTGTGGAGAAAATTATATTTTTAGATTTTTTACCAAATAGATAATCTCTAACAGCAATTAAATTAGTACCATGCTCACTAACAGGTTCTGTATGGAGGAGTAAACGACATTTATCTGCTTTTTCTTTAGGTAATTTATCTAAGAAATATTTAAAAGCTAATAAAGTATCTGGGATTTGTTTTCTTCTAATATTCCGGGAATTGAAGAATAATGTAAAATCAACTTCATCTTTACCATAAACTTTGTTTCTTAATTCTTGAAGTTCTACATCTTCTTTTTCTAAAGGGTGGAACATTTTAGTATTAATACCATGAGGAACATATTCAATAATTTTATCCTTAGTCTTATCACCTAATGCTAATTTATTAATTAAGACGGTTTGTTTTGAAATTCCTAATAAAGCATCACATGATTCATAATAAGGTTTATTATAAAGAGGAACAGGAAAATCATCCCAAATATTTAAATAAACAATGGGGGTAGTTTTTCTAATCTCATTCTCAATATCGAATAACCAAATAAAATATCTAGGGTCTGTAATTAGGAATATTGCATCTGGCTTTTCCATCCTTATCATATTTCTAATAAGACTTGCATCTCCATAACCATTAATGGGGTAAATAATTACTGAAGCATCATCTATACCTGCGGCTTCATTTGTACCCTGACTAATATCTAATCTTTTACCTTTTTCGGGATGGGTAATTGCACCCCCAATATTCACCCAATTATAATGATGGCAAGTATTAATAATTAATTCCTTGCCTACATTTGCTACACCCGAAGGCATTCTAATATCATCACAGATCAGAAGGATTTTTTTTCTTTGATCGGGTTTTAAATAACCATTTTTCATACTCTAAACTTGATTTAAGATTTTAATTCTAAATTATTATGATTGTGAATTTCTTTTCTGAATCCATCATCTGTAAGATACAAATGAATAGCTCGTTCGGCAAGTTTTTGGAAAGAAAACTTATGCCTAACACATGCTATTTTAAATTCATCAAATAGTTCACTATCAATTTTTACACTAGTAAGTGATTGTTGCTTATCTGCCATAATCTTTATTATTTATTTATTTATACACATACATATATACTACTTTTCAAAAGTCGCAGAACATAAATGAGTTTTATAAAAAGAACAATACTGACAAAACATATTTGTTTTTGGTTGATGGTCCTTTTGGGAATACCCCTTTCTAGTAAATGCTGATTCTAAAAATTCATTTAATTCTTTATCTACCTTGTTTAATTTTACTTTTCCTGAGGCAGGAATGAAGGTTTGGATTCTAGAAGTGGGGAAATCACTGTTTTCCCATACTTTTCTTTTTACAATAAAAAACTCAATATTAATTCTATCTAAAGGGATATTGAACTGCTCTGAAAAGAATTTTTTGTATAAAACAAGTTGGAATTGTTTAATTTCATCTTTTTTGGTTTTATCATTCCAACCACGTGTAGATGTTTTAATGTCTATAATCTTGAAAGATTCCGTGTTTTCATTGTATAAAACAACGTCTAAATGGCCTTGATATATCACATTAGGATAATGCTTATTAGGCGTTAAAGTTACAGGTACTTCACATCCTACTAAATGCCATCCTCGTTTACTGAAATATTTGCCTCTTTTCTTTTTGAAGAAATCCAAGATAGCAATCCCATCTTCATAAAATTCTCTTAGTTCTTCTGCTGAGCTGAAGTGGAGGTTGTTGTTTTTCTTATATGCAGCTTGATACTCCCGCATAAAACCACTTTTAAAATGTTCTTCAATATCAATTTCATCAGCCCCTGTAATACTTTTTTCATACATCGTATCCAAATAATGCTGTAGAGTTTCATGGAAAGAAGTACCAAAAACGAAATGAATAGATTGTTCAACTGTTTTATGCCCATCTCTGTAGTTTAATGCCCATTTTTTAGGACATTGCTTATACATGGAAAATTGAGAATAAGAAACATTTTTTTGAAAACTATAATCTATGTTTATAGGTTCAAAACGTTTAATTTCTTTAATTATAGAAGGGATTTTTTTAGCCAAAACTTATTTTTTCCATTTATTTCTCATTACCAATTGAGCTATAATACCATAATTAGAAATATCGATAAAACTATCAATCATAGGTTCATCTTTAACATAATTCTTACCCTGACGTTTGAGCATGTTTTTTAGGCGGTTTATCTTGTCATTACAACGCAACCAAACCCCAGTTAATGAGAGATGTATGTCTTGTTTTTCTTCGAGATTAGACCCTAAAGAAATATTTGATAACCCATAATCCATCATCTTTCCAGCAAATAATTCATATTGTTCTTTTTGAATTTGTTGAAATTCTTTAGCTAATCCAGGGTATGTTTCTTCAAACTCAATAATAGTGATTTTTTCTCCAAATCCCTCATCTGCTAATTTAGGAGTATTGGGGGTAGATTGATCTAATAATGCCATAACTTTTTTATATTATATAACTTGTTTTTTAACTAAATACTTTTCTATTGCCTCTAGCTTATCATCAGCATCAGCTAATGCTGAAAGTGCCTCATCAGCATTTTTATAAAAATCATCTGTTGAATGATCCCCAATACCTGCTGGATGGTTTTCTAGTAAGTCTAGGGTTAATAATGCTTTTGATTTTTCAGCAAGGGCTGAGTGGTAAAGCATGTCTCTTAATTTACTCATAATTTAGTTCCTTTTAATAATTTATTGGCTTCTTTTTCATCAAACCCTACTTCACAAAGAATATCTTTAACTCCGGATTTACGTAAAATGTAAATATGCTCATCAGCTTCCCTAAGAGAACATTTAAAATATTCTGCTATGTAGTTAGAAATTTCTTTATAATTTTTCTTATTTTCGTTTTTAATGTACTTAAGCCATAGTTTTTTCTTTGGTATCATTTCTCGGTAAATGGTATAGATTTGTTGTTTATTTTGTGGGTTTATCTTTTGAACATAATTTACAAGATCTATGTAATTTATATTCATAGATAGATATCTATTAACCATATAAGTATTCCAGTTATCCCATGATTCATCTGAAAAGGATGGGGGGTCAGATTTATATAACATTATTTCATCTAACCACTCAAAAATACTATTTACTTGTTTTTTCTTCAAACTCTTCTCGTAATTCTTTAGGCAACATTTCTTGAATAATTTCACCTGTTACTACATCATAAAATACAGGAATGGGCATAATAGCATCTTCAGAGGTACCTGCTACAAATTTAGATACTTTACGAAGAATAACTCCTTCAGAAAATACTTTCCCACCTGTAGAAGATAATACCGGTTGGGTATTTTTAAGATCAATGTTTACGTTTAGTTCTTGTTGTTGATTTTTCATCATTTATTTATTTAAGATTAATTAATTTTGCTATTAAACTCATACAGTTTATTTCTTTATCAATTCTAAAATTCGCTTGATATGAGTGTTCATTAATAAGGATTGCCACCATTCCTTCACCACCAGGAATATAAATTGTAGCATTATCGTAAAGATAACGATAAAACTCTTCAAAGTCTTGAATATTTGCATTTGTAATTATTTGTCTAATTTCTCTCCAATCAGGTTTTTTCTTAGTTAATTCTTTCAATACCGAGGCCATATAGTTAGATGACACAAGTACTGATTTATCTATTACTACTTTACCATCTTGGATTGATAGTTGAATAGTATTAAGCATTTTACGGATATCTGGGTAATACTGATTTATAATAGTTTTTAAATCATCAGCACTGCAACTTGCTTCCTCACTTTTAAAAATTTCCATACAATGGTAAGCAATATCTTGCTTTGATGGTGGAATTACTTTAAGTGTTTGACATCTAGACTGTAACGGATCAATAATACGTTCTATATAATTGCAAGTTAAGATAAACCTGGTATTACGAGAAAATGTTTCAATCACATTACGAAGTGAGGCTTGGGCTTGTATAGTAAGAAAATCTGCTTCATCTAAAATTACTACTTTTAGTGATTTAAAACTAGCAGTCGAAGCAAACCCAGATACTTTATCTCTAATAGTTTCAATACCTCTTTCATCAGATGCATTAATGTAAATAAAATCACAATCAAGATTTTTTACTATAATCTTTGCAAGTGTTGTTTTACCCGTACCTGCAGGTCCATAAAATATTAAATTTTGTATATCATTTTGACCTAAGTACTGTGATATGGTTTTTTTAATATTTTCGTTACCTACATAATTATCTAACTGTGTAGGACGATATTTTTCTACTAATAGTGAATGGTCTTTCATTTATACTCCTTGTTTAAATTCTCCATAAATGCTAAAACTTTGAGGTTCTTCAGGTAGAATTTCTTCTTCTTGTTGACGTATAACATACAATTTACTATCTAAAGGGGCAAGCCTAAATTCAGCTTTTTGTTGTGTTTTTTGAAACCATGCCTCTAAAGCTTCTGTGAGGGATTTATGTACTACTTTATCGCCAACAAGCACCCAAGAATCTCCTGGGGCTTGTCTATTTGCGATTAATTCATTGTGTTCTGTAGTTTTTGTTTCCATTAAAACATCCCATTCATCATTGCACTAGTATCTTCTTTTTTATCTTCAAGATCTTCTACTACAACACATTCTGTAAGTAATACGGTCCCCGCAACAGAAGCAGCGTTTTCAAGAGCTGTACGAGTTACTTTAGTAGGATCAATAATTCCCTCTTTTTTCATATTAACCACTTTTTCAGTCTTAATATTATAAGCATCCCACTTACTACAAGTATAAACATTCATTTCCCATTGAGTAGAAGTTGAATTATCAATACCAGCATTTTTTAGAATTTGAGAGAAAGGTTTACTACAAGCCTCAAATACAATTTTTTCTCCAATACTATTTTTAGGATTAAGGCATTGTTTAGCTTTAACTAATGATGCCCCACCACCAGGTATAATTCCTTCTTCGATAGCAGCTTTAGTAGCATGCAAAGCATCATCTACACGATCTTTCTTCTCTTTCATCTCACCCTCAGTATAACCTCCTACATGGATAATAGATACACCACCTACAAATTTAGCTAAACGTTCCTGTAACTTTTCAACTTCATAATTAGATTGTGCTTTATCAATCTGGGATTCTAATTCATCAACTCTGGCATTAATTCCTTCTTCATCACCTTTACCATCAATAATAGTAGTTTCATCTTTAGTTATTGTTACTAAACGAGCTTCACCTAACCAATCCCAACTAAATTTCTCAAGTTTCATTCCCTTTTCACTATCAAAAACCTGACCTCCTGTAGTAATAGCAATGTCTTCCATTACGAGTCTTCTTCTATCACCAAAATCTGGGGCTTTGACAGCACAAACATTTAGAGTTCCTCTAATCTTATTAACAATAAGAGTAGCAAGAGCTTCACCTTCAATATCTTCAGCAATTATAAGTAAAGGTCTATTAGTACTTGAAATACTATCTAAAACCGGAAGTAATTCTTTTACTTGAGTAAATTTACTATTAGCTATCAGAATCCATGGATTTTCTAAATTGCAAGTCATTGTGTTATTATTAGTAACAAAATAATGTGACTTGTAACCTCGATCAAATTGCATTCCTTCTACAGTCTCAAGATAAGTTTCACCTGATTTAGATTCTTCAATGTGAACAATTCCTTCTCTGCCTACTTTTTCCATAGCCGTAGCAATTAGTTTTCCTACTTCTTTATCATTATTTGCTGAAATCGCAGCAATTTGTTCAAGCTGTCCTTCAGAACTGATTTCCTCACTTAGTTCTTCTTTAAGGAATTCTACTACTTTTTTAACAGCACCATCAATACTTCTTTTAATTTCAACGGCATTAGCTCCATTATTAAGATAACTTAATCCTGTTTTAATCATTTCTCGAGCTAGAAGAGTAGAGGTAGTTGTCCCATCACCTGCTATATCAGCAGTTTTAATAGCAGCTTGTTTTACCATTTGCACTCCTGCTTCTTCCACAGCATCTTTTAAAGAAATAGATTTTGCTACTGTAACACCATCTTTAGTTGATTGGGGGATGCCGTTTTGTTGTGAAATAATTACGTTTCTTCCATTAGGTCCTAATGTAGACACAACAGCATCTGCTAATTTATCAATACCTCGTACAAGTTTAGTTCTTGCTTCGGGTCCAAATTCTATAATTTTATTCATTTTCGTCGTATTTAATTTTGCTTAGTACTTGATTTTCAGGGCCAATCCAATATTCTTCATCCCCATATTCGAATTTAGTAAAACCCATAGAAGGTAAGATTACAATATCTCCTTCTTTAAGTTGGGTTTCTATAAATCCTACTCCTGGGATGTTGTGGCCTGGGCCTACTCCTATTACTTCTCCTTTCTTGGAGGATTCTTTACCTGTATCAGGTACAATAATTGATCCATATTTGGATTCGGTATGCTCGATAGGTTTTACTATCACAGCATTATACATGGGTTCTAGTTTCATATATTAAAATGATTGATTAAACGGTTTTGTAATTCTTTATATTCTGTAAGATAATCCTGAAGTGATTCATAATTTTTCTTAGTTATTTGGTCCCTAACTATCCCATTAATACACCTATCTAAACCGCCATAAAATCCAAGCTTTGTTTCATAAGAATCACCATTTTGTGTAGGAACATTTTTACACAAAGTATAATTATGATCATCCATTTGTATGAAATAAGGTTCTAGAAATGGGTCTTTAATATAGGTTAAAGTTGTTGATCCTTTTTGTCTTCCTGCCATAATATAACTGTTTTTATTTTAAATATATAACGTGAATATACGAAAAAATATTGGGGTATCCAAATTAAAGTAAACCTAAGGGCGCTTTAGGTTACTTAATTTTAATTGATTTTGGTTTAGCTTCTTTAGTTAATGGGATTGAAAGCTTCAATAATCCATTTTCCATTTCAGCATCAATTTTAGTCAAATCGAATTTAGGAGCAATTTTATATCCTAAACTAAATGACTTTTTACTCAAACCATGGTAAATATACCCTGATAGATCTGTTGGGGTTTCTTCTTTTGGTTTATCGTAAGATATCCTTAAAACGTCTGATTCAACTTCTATTGAAATATCTTCTTTAGTTAGACCGGTGCATGCAACCTCGAAGTAAAGACCTTCTTGGTCGTAATAAATGTCTAAAGGATGGGGTTGTTTTGAATTTAATGCAGGAGCGTATGCTTCATCTGCTTTGTAAAAATTTCGATATAAAATATCGAAGGGTGTTGGGTTTTGAAATAATGTACTCATATCATTTAAGTTTGTGATGTCTTTCGATCATCGGTTAATAAAAATAAAACGTGCGCCCTAAGGTAACTTTATTATACGTATGTAACTTTTTTGCTTTATTATAGGTTTTTTAGAAACTTGTTTCAGCTTTCCTTACCATAAAATATTCACTGTAAATAGTATCGGTTTTAAACTCCAATTTCATTAACCCCATACTACTCACATAAATTTTACCTTCTTCCATGTCTTTATTTACTTGTAAAATAGATTTAAACATTTCAGAATTGAATGGGATTTTTAGATCTGTTTCTCTTATATCTCCTAAGATTTGATATATAATTTTATTGTTATGCCCCATCTCATCTCCAAAAACAAACTCACAAATATCTTCATTGTCTAAATTTTGGGTTGTAGTAAATAGCATATTATCTGTTTCTCCTAAAGCACTTTTAGCTTTAATTAAATTGGCAATATTTTCTTTTTCTAATGGAATTTCCACTACCCATTGGGGTACATTAACAGTACCTACTTTTTCCATTAACAATGGGTCTGATAATGCATATGTTAGGTTAAAACTTGCATCTGATATATTTAATTTGGTGTAGATTTTATGGGATTTTTCTAATTCTAAAAGTAAATCACCTTGACAGATAGATAATAGGTTAGATAGTTTTTTAGTATCATAAATAGCAATTTCACTATCCTCTAGTTTAAAATCAGAACATAATACTTTACCTATAATATCTTTAGTAGGGCTTACAAAATCAATTTCCAGATTATTATTATTAATAACCCATTTAACGGATTGGTTAACACCTAAATGATACTTATTAAGTATTGATTGAAGTAATATTTTGTTTATCATAAGTTAAAAAATATATCTTTGTATGGGTTTAAGTTTAAATTCCAACCAAGATCTGAATAAAAACCTTCTAATTTGTTAAGCAGAATAGATTCAAATATTTTTTCTCTATCTGCGTATTTGTCAATAAATGTACGAATTTTTTCGGGAATACCAAACTCTAAAAAGGCAATAGCTTCAATTTGGTATGGGTTTGGTTTGAGGTATATCCATTTTATTTTTTCACCTTGGGTAATGTAACTATATTCTTTATTTAAACCCCAAAATTTAATTAAATCATTATATTTTATAACTGCTCTTACAGCTGCTGGGGCTCCTTTAGCCACAATAGAAAACATTTCTCCAGCTTTAGCTTTTCGTTCAGTGTATTTGTTAAGAGTTTTAACAGAGGTTGGATTGCCTAATTGGATAAGAGAAATACTACCATCTAATATTTGCTGCCTAAATTCTTTAACTCTTTTATCTATATCACTTTGTTCGGCACCTTTTAAAACATCAATTAATGCTTGTTTAAAAAATTTACCTAATACAGGTGGGAAATTTGCTTTTTTAAACTCAAGACCTTTGACATCAAGTGTTTCTTTTACAATACCTTCTTGCTTAGTAATCCATTGGGCATATCTTCTAGTAGCTCTAAAGTAAGCTGAACGAATAACGCATTCGGTTTTCATTTCTAACCTATGCTCACCACTAGCATTAAAACAATTAGTAGCTAGATCACCATAAGAATTAGTAATAATATCTTGATATTGTAAAGCAATTTCTTCTAATTTATCATCTTTATCCTCACTCGACATTTCATTAAAGTCAGGATATAAGTGTTTAAGTAGAGGTTCAGCATGGATATAAATAGAATCGGTATCTGAATATGCTACGTAATTAGTATCTTCAGGATCACAAATCCACCAAGGAGTATCTTCTAAATGCTTCATATTTAAAATCTATCATCGGGGCCTGGGGATTTAACAGTAGCATTACTCCATTTATCTCCTTTATTATTTCGGAGTACCTCAGCAGGAATAATGGATATGCGATCATTCATAATCTTAAAGTTCCCTCCTTGTTTTAACATTTTCTTGAAAAAAGTAATATGTTTTTCTTCCCAAAAGGTACTTAAAGCTAATAATTCTTCTTTTTCTACTATATTGTCATTAATTTTTATAGTGACACCTTTTCTAATCGATTGTGGTTTTAATGGCATTTAATTTAATTTAATTTCTTCTCTTAATATTTTATTCATGTGGCGATTTGCTGTTAGTGCACTTTCCTGGATAATACGCTGACCACTTAATGTAATGGCTTCAGATAAAATAACATTACCATAACGGAAACTACCAAGAGCAGTTGCACCATACAAACTATTTAGCAAAATTTTCATTGTATATTGTTTCATATGAAATGCAGCACCTAATTCTTTATTACCAGATTTATATGCTGTTTTCATTTCATTTTTATATAAAACTCTCTCATCAAACCATTTTTTAAGAATAGTTGATAGAACTGATTCGCGATTTGTGGTAAACATAACCCCATTAGCTGAAATGGACCATTTATTATTTTCTATAAATTTGACCAATTCTTTTACTTTGAGTTTAGTCTTTTTACGTTTAGCGTTTTCAATAATTAATTCTTCTTCAGGATCTTTATTCTTTAAATCATTTAATCCTAAACGGTTATTCCTATCATCCGCATCTATAATCCTACCAACCATTGTTTCTTTACCAATATTAACAGTCATAATAATTGAAGGGTATAGTGAAGTTAAATCTTCATCAAATACATAATTGTAAATACCAGCTTTAGGACAGAATAAATAACCACCAGCATAATTCTTTTTAGATAAAGGATTACGATCTTTTGCAGGTGGAACTATTTTTTTACTTAATAAATAAGCTGAAATTGCTCCGTCTTGTGTTTTAGTATTAGCATATACTTCACTATAGTTGTGTTTGCCTTTATGAGCCAAGTTTTTTACTAAGGATAAATATTCTAATTTTTCATCTAGTAGTTTTAAAATCTCGACATCAACAAAGTTATACTGAATGAATTTATGTATGTCGGCTTCAAATAAATCATCGAGATTACCTTCATATTCTATTTTATTTACACCAACATACTTTTCCCCAATAGCATCTAATTTAAATGATGGTTCATCTGCCCAACTAAACTTTTTATGTAAACGCATATAATCAAGTGATTCTACACCTGCTATCTGTATGTATTGATCTTTATACCAAGGTGTTTCTCTTACATGACCAATTGGAGATAAATAACGAGCTACATCTTCACCTAGAACGTTACACATTCTATAATAGAGATAAGGAATATCAAAATAATCACTGTTCCATCCTACTATAATGTCAGGATCCATCTCTCTAAATCTTTCTAAGAATTTTAATAATAATTCAT